TAACATTTTACCAATCAAACAAGCACTAGATAAAGTCAAATCTATTAGTGGTAATACATTTGATTGGAATGAAGCATCTGGTAAAGAAGGTAGTGAAGTTGGTGTAATCGCACAAGAGGTAGATGCACTTAATCTTCCTGGTATTACTACTCTTCGTGATAACGGTACTTATGCTGTTAGGTACGAGAAATTAGTTCCTGTGTTGATTGAGGCAATTAAAGAATTGTCTGCCAAGGTTGATAACCTTGAACAAAAACTATCAGATAAATAACTAAAAAGTCATAAGATGGCAAATTATAGAAAGTCCTTTAATTTTCGTAATGGAGTTCAAGTTGATAATGACAATTTCATAGTCAATGCAAATGGACTAGTGGGGATAGGAACTTCTATTCCGACTGAGGTTTTAGATGTTAATGGAAATATAACAGTATCTGGTGTAGTAACAACAAGCCAATTATATGTAATAGGTGTTTCTACATTAACAGGAAATGTAGTAGTTGGTACTGGTGTTACTATCTTCTCTTCTTTAGGTATTGTAAGTGCAACATCATTCCGAGGTGATGGTACTCAATTAACTGGTATAGATGGTAGTAAATGGAAAGTTGATGCAATAGCAGGTTTAACCACAATGTCAGATGTGGGAATAGGTACCACAGATCCTGTTGATAAATTTCAGGTTGGAGAAAATCCAGTAACAGGTGTTGGTGTTGGTATTGATTCAAGAGGACAGGGATATTTTAGTGGAATTACTACTGCTGGTGCATATTCAACATCTGGATTTGTAAATACTGGAGATTTAAATGTAACTGGTGTTTCAACATTCACTGGTGCTATAGATGCTAATGGAGCATTAGATGTAGATGGAGATACACAGGTAGATGATCTTAATGTTGCTGGTGTTGCAACATTCTCTTCTCTTATAGATGCTAATAATCGTCTGGATGTAGTTGGTGGTGCCAATATAGATCAAATAAATGTATCTGGTGTTTCTACCTTTATTGGAATTGTAACTACGAGTACTGATTTATTTGTTGGTGGTGATTTATATGTTAAAGATGATATAGAATTTGATGAAGTTACCGCAAGACTTGGTACATTTACAGGTACATTAGATGTTTCTGGTAATATAGATGCTAATGGAACACTAGATGTAGATGGTGATACACAGGTAGATGATCTTAATGTAGCAGGTGTAGCTACGTTTAGTAGTGGGATTGATGCTAATAGCACATTAGATGTTGATGGTAACACAACATTAGATAATCTTGCTGTTGCTGAAGGTGCTACTATTGTAGGGGGCGCAACAATAGATCAGGCTAATGTAACTGGTGTTTCAACATTCACTGGTGCTATAGATGCTAATGGAGCATTAGATGTAGATGGAGCATTAGATGTAGATGGAGATACTCAATTAGATGATCTTAATGTTGCTGGTGTTGCAACATTCTCTGCTCTTGCAGATGTTAATAACCGTTTAGATGTAACTGGTGGGGCTAATATAGACCAGTTAAATGTTACTGGTGTTTCAACATTTACTGGTGCTTTAACATTTACTGGTGCTTCAACATTTACAGGAAATATAGATGCTAATGGAACACTAGATGTAGATGGTGATACACAGGTAGATGATCTTAATGTAGCAGGTGTGTCTACATTTGCTAGTAATATAAATGCGAATGGAAATATTGTAGGTGATAACTCAACCAATATATCTGGTATCAATTCTATTACTGCTGTCACTATATTTGGTGAAAGTATTAAGATTGCAGTACCTAGTGGAGGAACTTCTGGTTTATCTACTTTTTATGGTCTTGTTAGGTATGGGAACGAGAATGTTTCATTCCCTTATAGCACAAGAAGATCAGTAGATTTATTAAATTATGATAGTGAAAATGTTAATTTCTATTTGGATGCTAATAATATTGGTATTAATACGGGAGCTTTCTATTGGCATAAGGGTTCTAATGGTTCGAGATTAATGACTCTTACCTCTGAGGGTAATTTAGGTATAGGTATTACACTTCCAGAATATCAATTACATGTTTCTGGTATTGCTACTTGCACAGATTTTTATACTTCTAATAATGCTACTATTAAAAATGATTTATCGGTTGCTGGTGATATAACTGTTACTGGTAATTTAGAATCAAATGTAAAAGGTGATATTCTTTCCCCAGATGGAACTACAATTTTAGATAATGGAACTGGTAGTGGAGAAAATTCTCTATTTGCGGGTAATATAAATGCAACTACTGGTCTATCGACTGTTGCAATACTTAATACAAATAATTATATAGGCATAGGTACTACAAATCAAAGAGCAAAGGAAAAATTACTTATATATGAGACTCCCGAATCTATAGGTTCTGATGCTTTACCAGCAGGATCCTTTGTTGAATATGGTGTTTATGTAGGAATGTCTACATTTATTGCTTCGGCTGGTGTTCATACTTCTATTGATAGATTTACCGTTAGTGAATGGGATTATAAGACAATAGAATATACTGTACATATTATACAGCCTAATGGTAAGATGCAAGGAGAGAAAGTTCTATTCATTCAAAATGGAACTACTGGTTTCTCTACTAACATTTGTTCTATTTCTAATTCTAGTAGTATTGTTTCAGTTGCCGGAACTATTAATGGTACTGAATCTGAATTAATAGTTACACCTGAACCTACTATGACTGGAATGACTACTTACAGATTTGTTAGACGTACACTATTATGAGTTTAATTTTATATGGAGGATTTAATTAATGGTATTACATAGTAGTGGAACTTCAATTAAGTTTACTGATATTGAAGATGAATTTGGAGTTATTAATGGTACTAATACTCGAAAATTAGGATCTTATAGGGTTAGTGAAACTTATGGAAGTCTTACTGCACCATTAGATGATGGTATTCCTCAGTCAGGTCCAATTAAGTTTAGTGATTTTTATAGTAAAAGATTGAATATGGTTGTTAATTATTATGATGGTGCACATGAAACTCGGAAGCATGGTAAAACCACATATGATAATAATGCACCTGGTGATGTAAGTGTTGTTGGCCCTGGTGATAAATCACGACCAAGTGCTACAGGATCATCATCTGCAAGTGGTGGTTCAAAGGTTATTATTCATGTAAATAAAGCAATAGGTTCAGTAGTTGATAATAATTTGCAATATTGTGCATTAAGAACTGGTGGATGGGATACTGGTACTGTATTAGAAGTTAATGTTGGTTCACAAGGTAAGATTATTGGTGCTGGTGGTAATGGTGGTGCTGGTGGCTCTGGTAGATCTGGTGGACCCTGGTCTGGTTCTAATGGAACCAGTGGAACCAGTGGATTAGGTATTGAATATAATGGAACTATTGTTAAGGTTGAATCTGCTGGTGTAATCCAAACAGGTTATGGTGGTGGCGGCGGCGGTGCTGGTTCCAAACGACAAAATAGAAGAGCTGATGGACATGCTGCTGGTGGCGGCGGTGGCGGCGGTGCCGGATATCCGGCTGGTGCTGGTGGTACTGCTGATGCTGCTGATGGTGGTAATGCTGGTAATCCAGGACATACTGCAACAGATACCAATGGAAGTTTAGAGATTGCTATTGGTGGACATGGTGGTGCAGCAGTAGATCGTCGTGGCGCACGTAGTGGTTATGGAGGAGCTGGTGCTATTGTTGCTTATGAGGAAACTACAATAGCTCAAGGTGGTCAGTCTTCTAGGGGAAGTCAAACTGGTAGTGGAGGTAGTGCAGGATCTGCTGGATCAGCAATCCGTAAATCTACTAATGGAACTGGATTTACTCTTACCATTGCTGGAACTGGTGCAGTAACTGGAGAAAAAGCAAATGAAGCAGCAGGAAGTGGTGGTTCTGCTTTAGGAGTTTTATGATGTGATTGGAGGTATACGAAAAGTAACAAAAAATAGTACCTACAGTTTGAAAAGATTATAAGTACCTTTGTAGAGGTTTAAGGGATACGCTATAATACTTTAAGGGACCGGTGGGACCACTGGCACAAGCACTCCATAAAACGGGGTGCTTTTCTGCTATAATATGTTACATATTCATGGAACACTGTGCAGTTACGTCCACATCAGGAACGTGCTCTGGAAGTGCTAGCAAGCAAATCCAAGGGTCAGGTCATCATTCCTACTGGAGGTGGTAAGACTCTTGTAGCCATTAAAGATGCTGTAAGACAGTGTGAAGAAGGAAGAAAGACGATTGTAGTAGTCGCACCACGTATTCTATTAGCACGACAGTTATGTGAAGATTTTAGAGAGTATGTAGATGCCAAGATATTTCACTGTCATTCAGGTTATAGAGGATATGTGGGTGGTACTAATTCTGAATGGATAGCACAGTGGCACGAACATGAGAAAGATCATAATAGAATAATCCATACAACATATCATTCTTTACATAGACTCCAAGAGGCAGGAATAAAGGTAGACACGATATATTTTGATGAGGCACACAATAGTACTCAAAGGAATTTCATAGAGGCAGTAGAATACTTCTCATTATATGCAGATAGGTGCTATTTCTTCACAGCAACGCCAAAATATTCATATACTCCTATGAAGGTGGGTATGAATGAGTCTGACATATTTGGTGAGGTAATCTGCAAGGTACCTGCACCTGAATTGGTAAAGAAAGGATATATCTTACCACCTAAAGTGGCAATACTCAAGCACGATGTATTAAAGAAAGATGAACTGACTCCACATGTAGATTGTGAGAAGATTATTGGTACTATTAAAGAACACAGTGTTAAAAAGGTGCTTATATGTGCCAAGGCAACAAAACAGATTGTTAGATTAGTATCACAAACTGATTTTTGCATAGAATTAAATGAGATGGGGTACAATTGGATGTACATCACATCTAAAACTGGTGCTGTTATTAATGGTGAGAAAGTTAGTAGGGAGAAGTTCTTTGAAGTATTGAATAGATGGGGCAAAGAGGATGATAGAAAGTTTATTGTGTTACATCATAGCATATTATCTGAAGGTATCAACGTGAGTGGACTTGAGGCAGTCTTGTTTATGCGTTCTATGGATTATATCGGTATCAGTCAAACAATAGGCAGGGTAATCCGTAGAGGGGCAAAAGAGAAAACATATGGATTAGTATGTGTTCCTATATATTCCAAAGTGGGTATCAGTACTGCCCGTAGAGTACAAGCAGTTGTTGATACTGTATTCAATAAGGGAGAACCTGCTATTAGTGTTGTAAAGAGATGAAAAAAGTTTTATTTCCCTCTAATTTTTATATGCAGTATGTAGCTCCTAATGCCAAGGAGATAATTGATGTTATTAACAGTTATGAGCAAACATCAATTGATAATACGGGTTTTAAATGGGGTGAGCAATGTTCTTTAAATAGGATTCCATTAAAATCAGATGATTGGGTTTCTTTACTTAAGCCTAGTTTAGATCTATTGGCGAATGATTTTAATGTAACGTTTGATTTTATCTTATCTAGTCCCTGGATAAATTTATATAGAAAAGGAGATCATCAAGAAGTTCATGATCATCTGACATCAGAAGTTGGTGTTCGTGTTGAAGATTTTGTTTGTGTATTTGCTGCAAATGAAGGAGAAGGTTTTTCTAAACTTTATTTTAGGGATAGATGTGATATGGTATTAACACCAGGAGCACAATCCTTGATATCAGATTATTATAGTGTGTGGATGCCAGATTTAAAAGCAGGAAATATTATATTTTTCCCATCTCATATGCTACATGGTGTATCTCCTCAGAAAAGTGATATTATAAGAAAGACTGTAGCATGTAATTTTAGTATTACTTCAGTGACCAAAAAAGAAAGTGTCCACTGACATGCCATTCATTCAGTAAATAGTTTATAATAGACACATACCAAAGAGGAAACTCCCATGCGCTGCGAAGTCAAACTGTACGTTGCAGGTACCGTCTTCTATGAAGAGGTTCATGCAAAAGATTATCAAGAAGCAAAGCAGGTAGCACTGGCACGTAATCCTAATGCTACTGTTGTTAGTGTAAATGCCAAGTTCTAAACAGTATGACGGTCAACCCCGTAAGGACTGGACTAGGGATAAGTGGTTGCAACATGCTTATGTGCAATCACATAATCCTTGGTTGGATGATGATGATAGACAGTATTGGAAAGATAAAATAAAGGAGTTGACAAAATGAGACAAACGGATTATAGAAAGTTTTACACTTGTCCCAATAAAACTATTCTGGATACTAAATGTGGTACTCCTGAAGGTTATGTAACCAAAGATGGAATGTGGGCAGCTGTGCCTATAATAGGCAGTAAAAAGATGCAGATTATATACAATGGTACGTTTCCACATGTTGCTAAAAATTATGCGTCTGCTAAAGCATACATAATCAGAGAAGTTAAAAAGGAGAAGAAAAAGAAATGAAGGATCAGAATGCAATTAGTGAGAAAGAGACCAAAGAGGAAAAGTGGACTAGAGCGCATGCACTCTTTCTTGAATCATTATATAAGGCAGATCATGAATTGCGTGGTTGTTCTCACAATCAGAAATGTTATCATGAACTCTTAGAGATAAGAGATGAAGTGATAGAACATGTTAGAACAATACATAATCCACATGCACCAGCAGGGAAGTTCCGTGGTGCTGAATCAGTTAAGTCTATTAATGGTATTAGTGTTACTTTATTAGGTGGAGCATTAGGTAAACATTATATGGAGGATTGGTCAGAAGAGCATCTGAATGAGTGGAAAGAATATGTAAGTAGTATTGCCTAGGCATAAATTTTTGTAAAACCGAACTTGTGTTTGTGTTCATTTTATGATAAATAATAGGGAGAATTAAAGGAGGCAAAATGCATTAAAACTCCTTGTTATGTGTTTTACATTATGTTATTTTGTAGTATCTGGAGACGATTATGCACAACTTAATCCCATTCAATCAATTAGCAGCCGAGGAAACTTTTAAGACTGATAATGATATGATCGCAGAATATTACGAGTGTTTAATCGACTGTGAAGATAATCAGTCTACTTGTAAACGAATCTGTAAGGAGGTTCTAATTTAGGTTTAGAGTCTATTTGTAGTAAAGTTAAGAGTTAAAATGCTACCTTATTCGCATCCGCCTTAAATAGTCCAAACGTTAACAAAATTTAATAGTAAAAAGAAACTCTCGTCACCTACTAACAGACGGGAGTTTTATATTATGTGCTATAATATAGAGTATGTTATAATTGACTACATAGATTAAAAAAACTATGGAAGAAGAATTAGAACGTCTTAAATTAGAAATTGAATCTCTTAAGAAAGAATTAGCAGTTCTTCGTAATCCCATGCACTTACAATATACTGGAGAAGTGGTGGATGCAATGACATCACATCAGTGTGATTTAGCAGAGACAGAAGAAGATAAGGAGAGATGTAGAATGGGTAAACTTCCATTAAAAGGAGGATGAAATGAGTATTTTAGATTCAATTTATAGATCTATTATGAATATCAATGTTGGTAGTCATAAGGGAGAAGATTTTAATCCCAATCTCAATAACTTTATTGATGATTTAAAAAAGAAAGGATATGTTTATAATGATATAAGAGATTGGTGGGAACGTACATGGACAACTAATGAAGGAAAGGAATCTATTCAGGAAATATATAAACAAGATAATGATGGTTGGAAGAAATTAATGATTGGTTATGATGATAATATATTTTATGAAGAGAGGATAAATGAATCCTGATAATATTGAATTGCGTAATACATCGCAACTATTTGAGTATGAAAAGATGTCAAGAGAGATTGATGAGTGTTATGATGTTGATACACTCAAACAAATGTGTAAGTTTTTAGTGAAGTTAGAAATGAAAACAAGAGAGACTTATAGTATAGTATTGCATGATGTATTAGGTGATAATGATATACTTAAACACATGCCTGATTTATCAACCCCAACGGAGTAAAAAATGAGTAATGCAGAAACCCCAACAGGAAAAACGAATATACAACCAGGCACTTATATTGATGAGGATGGATGGACTCAAAAGCTACCAATTAGTGATGCTGAATGTATCTTAAGATGCCTTAAGAATAGCCCTACAGGCATAGAGAATGATCAGGTAGCGTATTTAATCAAATCAATAGAGAATGGTGAAGTGGTGCATATGAATACATACGACCAGAGTGGTAGAACCAGTAAGAAAATTGTGATAGAGTATGATGTAGGGACATATGAGAGAACTAAGAGTAATGATTAATGCCTAGAATGAACAATCATACTAAATTGGTATTTGCATTAGAACATGTAGCACATCTTGAAGATCTGTTACATGAGAATGAATGGGACAATTATCTCATTCAACCATTAAATACAATTAAGTTTGAATTAGAGCGACAACTTAAACACGAACAATTTAAACGGAGGATTCAATGACATTACGATCATATACAATTGAAAAGAAAGGCGATAAGCGTAATCAGATTTGGGAATGGGAAGAAACACCTGAACTAATAGCAGCAGTAGAACAATTGCAGAAGTCTTCGCAGGTGGTTAAGGATATTGCATATGTTGATAGACCGATACATATTGGTAATCAAAACTATGCTCCTTTAAAAAAGAGAAATGCATAATCTGTATGAGGAGATGATGGAGATGAGAGATCATCTCCTTACTAGAATAGAAATGCTTGAAGATGATGTAGATCGACTCACTCAAGAGAATATGGACTATGTGAAAGAATTATATTGTCTTGAGCGTAGTTTATATCATCATATAGATACCATAGTTGGAGAAGTAACAGAACTTAATTTTAATGAAGGACAAGAAAGCAGCAAAGAAGATTATCAAGAGGGCAAAGAAACATCCTGAATTGTACACAGAATCCGATGTAAGGTATGCTAAACTAGTAAGAAGACGTATTAAACGTGAGGAACGAGATGCAGAACATAGACTCCTTGAAGATCAATCAGAATGAAGACGGATCTTATACTATCGATTGGAATAGACAAGACCCTAATTGGAAATGGTTAAATAACTTGACATCTAAAGAGATTCAAGTTATCATAGAACAAGCAATCAAGTATGATCAAAATGACAGAGAACCCTGAATATAAATCATATTCTATTCATCATTTGGAAGAATCAATTAGAGATGCTATGGAATCAGAATGTACTCCTCAAGAGATATATGATACCATAGTTGGTATGGTTAAGAATAATATGAAATATTATAAGGCATGTTATAATGATAGTATTAGATTACTGGCTTTGTTAAGAGGAAATAATAACTCTAGTATTAAAGTTCATGATAGGGATTGGACTCAAGTAGAAGATTTTACTGTAACACCAGGAATTCAAGTTACATCATCAGTTGATGGTATTACTACTGAATGGAATGATTATTGGAATGGTAATGTTTATGGTAAAGAGTTTAATGATGCACTTGAAAGGTATGGGTATGTATATACACCACCAACAGAAGAAGAAAGAAGAAGATTTAAGTTGGATTCAGGGTTTCTACATAATGATGAGGATGATAATTAATTATGGCACTATCAGAAACAGTACAAGAGTCAATGCGTGAAGCAGAGTCACATTTACGCAATGCATTATCATTTGCAGCAAGAACCGAGAGACCTAATACAGTTTCTCATATTGCTAAACTCATTGCAGGTATAGATAATATCATATCTGCTGAAGAAGTTATATCTAAATTGGAAGAACGTGAACCTGGCAGTACTGGCATGTTCGGTATACAGTTTAATCCTGAATTGTACGATGATGACGATGAAGATTAACAATCATTACGCGAATAGAAAGACAATATAAAGAATTGTTGTTTTTGTTATAGATAATGTTAAACTATCAACACATTTCTCCAAAACTAATGATTAATTTAGACGACAGATATCATTCCTATCTACACAGTGGCAAGAAATTCACTATTGATGGTGTTGGTGAACGTGTAAAAGGTTATGGTTGGAGTGATGATGGAAAGGATATTATAGGTCATTATGTTATCACTGAGAATTATAAGTTACATTATAATATGGATGCAATCTTTGTCAGGATGGAAGCACTTAGGGAATTAGAAACCATAGCATCCAAATAAATAAAAGTGACTAATTCTAAACTTGATAATATGAC